GCAGCAAGAGCAGCACTGAGGCGGCAATGCGACCGCCCCAGTCAAACTGCCTGCCTGGCACTGTCCCCGGGTTTGTGATTCCCAGGGTTAGATCCCTAGCACGCAAAGGTTGGTATCCCAACAACGACTCCATGTGGTCTTGCGGCCACATTTCTCCGTCTCCCAACTATCCTGTACGTTACATGCCAAGAATCAAATTCTCTTAGCTGTAGTTAGCGGAAACGAAGTAGTTATCGTTCTCCTTGTTTCTGTATTTTTTGATGTTTGAGCGGCTGGAGCATTGTTATTATTTTGTAATAACTGTGACAGCTGTTCACTCATAGCAGCAAATCCTTCTTTCATCGCGTTAACGATAACGTCTGCCAGATTTTCAGTTTTGTTGTGAACTGTAGGCTGGCTGACTGTTTCGTTACCACTCTTAGTTTCTGTAGGTTTAATAGATTTACAAATATCAGTAACTGAATTCTTAATTGCTTCAAGTATAGTACTCTGGTAATTGAGAGCCGCTAAGGTATTTGCACTTCCATTGTTTATTTCCGAGACACCGTTAGCTACGCTATTGGTAGTTATTTTCGGAGCATTAGTAGTAGCAGATTCAAGCTGTCGAGATGCTTGTTCAGTCGTAACTATTGCTTCAGTATCAGCAGTGCTTGCTGCAGATCTATCGGCTAATAATTTTCGAGTTTCATTTCTATAACTATCAGGATATACGATACCTGACGTTGTTCCGTTTCTTCCAAGTATATTACCTATAACTCGAGCTATTTTTGATCCATATACAGAACGTATAGCATTAGTTACGAGTTTATTGAATCTTCCACCACCCTTGTGAGGTAGTACAGTTTCCGCTCCAGCTTCACCAATAGTTATATTGTCGAGATTGGTCTCAGCATCAACTACGCCACCACGTTGCAGTGCAAAAATACCACCATTAGCCATTTTTTTATGACCGTTAGTTTTATCTTTTGCTTGTGAAGTAGCGGCAGCGTTAGAGTCAGCTCCGCCGTTTAGTGCTAAGACTATTTTGGTTCTTTCTTCAGGTGTTACTGCGCCAGCCTTTTCGAATGCGAGAGATGAGTCCAGTTCCTCTTGAATATATTGCGGCCATTCAGCTAATAGTTCTTTGGTATCTTTGGCAGTATCTAGAACATTTTTGGTGGCTGGATGATTTGGATATTTTTCCAGTACTTTGATACAAAGATCAAGAGTTTCTAAAGCTTTATTGCTATATTTAAGATTCTGTTTATATTCAGCTGGTTTACGAGCACCGTATATTGGGTTGAGCTCATCGCTAAGTGATTTTATTTTCACACTGCAATCTTCACCCTTAATTTGCGGATATGGCCTAAATAGCTGGAGTTCATCAACTGTTGCTTCTAGGGCAGACACTACCTGTTCGATATTCTGCTGATCTTCTGCAGTGTATTCTTTATTCTGAGGTTGCATAACTCCAGATACAGATCCATTCGAAGAAGCAGTATCTGTTTGCTTAGCTTGTACAACTTCATCAGCTGAAGTATTTGAACCTGCGGCTAATTTAGTTGTTGATGAGAATCCGCCTGAGGTTATTCCAGGGACAGCTGAAGCTACGCTTGTCGGTTTTTGATCTTTAAGCTGCATAACTCCAGATACAGATCCATTCGAAGAAGCAGTATCTGTTTGCTTAGCTTGTACAACTTCATCAGCTGAAGTATCTTTCTTATTATCAGTTTTATCTTTTGCTTGCTCAGCTTCTTTAAGTGCGTCAGGATCAGTCTTAGGTAACTCCTTTACCTCTTTCTTACCTTCTGCTATTTTTCTAATTTCATTAGCTTTAGAGCTTAGTTTGGCAGCATCTTTTTCTACATCAAGATCTTTAAGCTGCATAACTCCAGATACAGATCCATTCGAAGAAGCAGTATCAGTTTGCTTAACCTGTATGGCTTTATCTACGGACGTACCAGAAGCTGTAGCTGAGCCTGCTGTTAGTGAATTTCCTGAAGTTATTCCAAGAGCTGCACCGGCTACACTTGTCGGTTTCTCATTGCTAGGCTGCGCAACTCCGGATACAGATCCATTGGAAGAAGCAGTGCTTGCCTGTTTAGCTTGTACGACTTCATCTATGGAAGTATCTTTCTTATTGTCGGTTTTATCTTGAGCTTGCTCGGCTTCTTTAACCGCTGCAGGATCGGTCTTAGGTAATTCCTTTACCTCTTTCTTACCTTCTTCTACTGTTTTTTCTGCACCAGACTCTGACATAAGTGCTGAAATATCAGGAAGCTTACCGGGTTGCAGCTCGAAATGCTGCGCTTCATTGAGTTTACCAGGCCTATACTTTCTGATAACACCAAGTGCCTTAAGATACGGCTCTAATTCATCAACAACAGTACCACGATCATAAGCTCTGTTCTTTATACCTCCGAAATTAGCATCGCCTAAATCTACAGCTATACCGGTTTCGTGCCTCGAGGTTCCAGGACGCGCAGCATCATTCGGATACTTCCGTTTGATGGCAGCTTGATCTGCGTAACTTCTGAATGCTGAGGTTATAGTCCACTGCTTAGCGTTCTTTCCTTTAGCATTTTCATACAGTTTACCAGCTAGATATAAACGTTTGATAAGTTCCGGATTGAGATGTGCTACGGAAATCCAGTTGCCACCGCCATATGACGTACTGGCACCTTTCATTGTACGTAAACTTCTGAGTTTAGCTAGAGCATCGAGACCATCCTTAGGTATTTCATCTGATGAAAGATGGAGATTTTCTGGTTTAAGTATTCCTTGGCCGTGAACATCTAAGACAGTATTTCTAGAACTGTGTCCGCTGTAACTTGATGTACCTCCCGAAGTCAGATCAAGAGCAGCACCTGCTACACTTTGAATGCCGGAATCACTTCTGTCAGAACTAAATAGTTGATTAGATGATTCTTTTCCTGCGGCGCCTTCATTTTCAACGCTGTTTTTACCAACTTCTTTGTTTTGCGCAAGGGCTGCTTCAGTATCTACCTTATTTACTTTACCTTTACCGAAAGTTTCGTACCATACGACAGCGTTTTGTGTACGATGCTGTATCTCTATTTGTCTTCTACTAGGATCAGGCCTCTCGAAATTCAGTAGAATAATTATAGCTGCATTTGTCGGACTCTGACAAGATTTAAGCTTACCAAGCGGATAAGTCATAAGACCATCGTCAAATTCCTTGCAGAGGTATTCTATCTGAACATCAGTATCACCTATCGATTTACCTTTACTGTGTGCAAAATCCCACAGTGCTTGCTTTCTAGACCAGTAAGTCCATTGAGCTAAACCGTAGCCACGTTGACTATCGATAAATGCTTGCCTATTGGCATCTTTCTCTTTGGTGTACCGTAGACTTTCCTGGCGATTTGGCTGTAGGTCGCCTTGAACACGTACGCACTCAATACCCGATTCCTGTTGAAGATTACCGAGCAATCCTGCAACCGCTGCTTCAGACCAGCCACGAGCTGTGAAGTATTTCCAAATCTTAGCTGCTAGTTTACGTCTGTCGGCATCGTTAACGATAGCTTTAGCAGTTGCCGCATATTTACGATAAGTTTCGTTAGGATCTTCTCTACCAGTTATTCTCTCATAAGTGTGAACAACTGTATCGGTGAAATTACCTTTGGTTGCACCCTTACCGGATTTCCGTGTGCCAGCTGCTCTTCCAAGAACTAAGTCGGCATGACTAGGATTATAAGTAGCACCGCCTTCAGCATTTTCTTCTTCAGCATTATCGTTTTCTTCATCTAGAGGTTTCGGGAAGAAACGTTTGTATAGATTAAGTAAAATTAACTCTGTAGGAGTTAACTCGACGTCGCCTAATCCATATTTATCTAATCCTTTCCGCAGAAGTGCTCTAGTTGCTTTTCTGCCATTAAGTATTTCATTTACAACACCAGCTGTCTTCGATCCGTATACAGAACGTATAGCGTTAGTTACAAGTTTATTGAATCTTCCGCCACCTTTGTGAGGCAGTACAGTTTCCGTTCCGGCTTCGCCAATAGTGATATTGTCAAGGTTAGTTTCGGCATTAACTACTCCGCCTCTTCCTACAGAGAAAACACCGCCGTTGGCCATCTTCTTGTGATCGCTAGTATCTGATTTCTCAGTATCTTCTATTCCCTTTTCTTTCTTGTAGACGAACCAGCTATTCATCGCGTCGCTTATAGGCAGATCATGTGCTTTAGCGTACTCGAAGATCTTGTCCATCTCTTTCTTATAGGCTTCTATTATATCAGGCGAAAGTTGTTTACGTGTTTCTTCGTTAGCGTATAATCTTCCAAAATATGAAAGAGCTTTTACTGAAGTTGACATATCTTTAGGATCTTCGTCATATTTAGATCCATTTTTCTTAGGCTTTGATCCGCCAGCACCGCCTTCAGCTTCTTTGGATGTATTTTTAGTCTCTTCAGCTTCTTCTGGCTTGTAACCAGCAGTTCCTTTCTTACTATAAACAGCGTGCCCTTTACTAGCGCGATTGTTAACTTTGTCTTCTTTAGCGTGGAATTTGTTGTATTCTTCTATAATTTTATCCACAGGTACAGCAAATGACCCAGCGCCTAAGTTAAAATCACGAAGATATGTACGTGTAGCTTTAGCGCTCATCTTTTCAGATCTTGTTAAAAAGATAGTAAGCGCACCGAGTCGTTTAGCTTCTGGTATCTTTTCTGGATCAGGAAGTTTGTTTGTACTTTCATTGGCTATACTGTTAACACAAGTGGTGTAGAACGAGAATATAGGGTTAACAACATAAGCAACCCATTCTTTAACGATGTTATACCAGGTTTCTAATATATCTTTGAGCTCAAGTAAACGTTCCTGGTCTTTATCCATTTTTTCAACACGTTGCCCAAAACTGTTGTGATGAGCTGCGTGATCAAGACGGGTACTAAGAAAAGAAATAGTGTAATCGCCAGGCCTTCTAACGTTATAGATAGCTGGATTCAAATAAGCTAAACGATCGTTTGTATGTTCTAATAGATCATATATTTCGAGAGCGTAAGGATTTCCTGTTGTAAAGAATAGCATAACAGCTATTTTACTTATGTTATCCTCAAGCGAATCGCTGGTATGCTTTATCTGATATTCTAGTAAACTTTCTTCTAGATTCTTATTGTTAAAACCATCGCCTGGTTTGAGGCCAAATGCATTACAGAAATTAGCCAGCCATATTCCATTTTCTTTATCTTGAAAATTTGCATTCAGATATGCATTTGGAATGTTTCCGAGCAGATTTGAATATGCTTTTAGTCTAGCTAGCATGAATTTCTTTGTTATACTTGTTCCACCCAGTATAATAGATCTCCACTTTTCGGGTACTTTTTTGTCTTTATTATTAACACCTAAATATGCAGCTAGTGTATCAGAATCAGGCGCGTTGTTTAGTACAATAAGATCTTGACTAAGTTGATCAGCTGCTTTGTAAACAGCATTGATTACGCCTTTATCAGTATCTTTTTCATCAGAATCTGCTAACGGATTTATCTTCGATTTAAGTATTTCTTTAGTTTGCTTATTTTCGGTTGCTATAGCGGCTGCTGCAGCAGTGCCGTTAGGCGTAGCTACTTTGAGATTGCCGGCTGCTAATTGCTTAGCATATTCTTCCGATTCTTTAATGAAAAGATCCAGTCCTTTATCGCTTAGTTCGTATTTACTATATTTCTTAGAAACTTTAGATGCGAGCTCTTTGAAGGTTTTCATCGCATCTTCTCGATGCTCTTCTCTGATATCGTCAGGATTGAGTTTATTTAAGCCGATTAGATTTAGCAATCCATCATCTGCAACTCTTCCAGTATACATGTTGATTGTGGACACGTACTGAGAAAAGATCGGTATGAATACTTTCTCTATCCAAAAATTAAGATACTTTTTAGCATATTCGTTGCGTTTATCAGCAGCCTCTTTGTTACCGCCGTGCTTTTCATCGTATTCTTTTTGACGGTTTTCTTGATTCCGTATTTCTGCTAGAAGAGCACCGGCGCCTCCTCCTATGCTGTAAGTCCCATGTTTGTTCGCATAATTATTTGCTTTAGTCAGCGCGGCATCCATTGAACGTTCGGTGGGCCTAAGTAGCCCCATGGCAACGCCGAATTCTGTGATAGCATACTCAGATAAGTGTTTGCCTTCTTCGATTTGTTTGAGACCTTCGTTCTCGAGATTTTCGATAGCTAATCTTCTTGCTTTTTGTTTTTCTCCAGTGCCGAGAACATCTGGAATATGGTAAAACTTAAATCTTACTTCTTCCCACATAACTTTTTCGGTAGAACCGCCATCGAACCATCCGGTAAGAAGGTGACTTAACGAATCGGCCATGTCGGATATAGCTTTAGCAGCACCTTTAGCAAATTTCCTGAGGCCTCGTCCGAATGAAACTGCAGAGCCTTTGACATCTCCATCCCAGAGTTTCTTCCAAGAATCTCCAAATTCGTGGCCTACACCTCTAAAATCATCGGTGAGTTTTTCGCTAAGTGACTTAGTACGCTTATACGTAGTGGCACGGTCTATCGCCGATTTATCTATAGCCATAAACCATTTAGCGTATCCATCTACTGTAGGTATAAGATCAAATAACTTAAACTTTTTCTTATATTTAGCTGCTCCGGATTTGAACTGTTCAATCGTCTGAGATCTTAAATCACCCGGAACATCGTTGATGTGAGGTTTATCTCCAACGTTGGTTTTTGTTATAACACGCATTGCCTTTAAGTAGGACTTAAAGATCGGCATAAAGATCTTGCCCCACCAAGTTGCAACGTAATCTACCCTAGCATCTAGTGCTTCGGTTAGATCTCCGCCGAAATCTTTTATATGCTTTTGCATATCTTTTGTGGAGATTAGATCATCTGCTAATTCTTTTAGTTCGTCACGATCAAGATCAGGACGTGCCTGATCGATGATAGGCATTGCTTTATCTTCGAGTGAAGTTATACGATCTAAGTCGTCTTCGGCTGCGAACATACCTCTCACGGCATGTGCTGCTAATAGAGTTGCAGCGAGCGGTGCTGCAGCGTGCGGTATTAACGCAGCTGCTCCGATTGCGGCGCCAGTTGCTGTTTTTGTTAATGCATCAGTCTGTTTCACGCCGCTCTCTCTTTTCTTAAAGTTATATGCAACTAATTTAGCTTCGCGCCATGCGTGATCATATGCGTTTTCATCTGTGTTGGCTAAATCACCAGCTGTATCTATAACGAATTTTGCGGCACCAGTCAAAGCTTGGGTGATGCCTTTAAGTCCAGCCCATAGGCCGTTGAGTACATTACCGTGCTTGATTTCATTCCAAGCATAACTAAAGGTTTTACCAGAACGACCTAAATATTTGGATGCTTTGTTACCAAATTCTTTATTTTCTTTACGATGTCTTTCTTTGTCCTGGAAATCTTTGTGTGTTAATTTTTCACGTAGCCATTTAGCAAAACATTTCTTATTCGGAGCAAGATCCTTTAACACGCCGGTTGCATATTTAGCCAGTTTTCTATCAAGGAAAGTTTTGACAGCTTCAATGTTGTTTTGATCAACATCATCAGCTTTAGGCTGTTTACTGCCGTCGTTCTTAGTTACTTGGCAGAGAACTGTTACGTAGTCTCTATATGCCGGAAGGAAACGTGCTTTGTACCATTTCTTAAGATATTCTGTCTTATTCTCTTCATCCGAATCGCCTTCGGTATCGTAAAGACCTCCGGCTTCAGCTCCGCCAATAAAATCTATCTTTTCACCGAATTGCTCAAGACGTTTGTCGTCGACACCTTCCTGTTGATTCTTCCACGCTTCGTAAGTATCTGTTTCGAGATCTTCAAATGCTTCCCAGTTTTTAACGGTTAAACCATAAGCTTTAGCTCTAGGTATACGGAGTAGTTTAGTAGCTGCGCTGTCGGTTGCCCAGTTATATACCTGGTAACCAATAGTACCTAGAGTAAGTGCCCAGCCTATAGGGCCGCCTAATATTCCAGCAGCTATTCTTCCGGTTAAACCGAGAAGTCCGCCGCCGAGTCTTAAAGCCATTCCGGCTGTGCCTAGTAAGGCTTTGCCGCCAAGACCTAAGATAGATCCAGCGGCTCTGCCTGCTAAGCCCAAGCCTTTCATTCCCAGTCCGCCTACAGTACGTGCGGCGCCTAGTACTCCTCGGCCAGCTGCGTGTCTTAGACGCATGCGGGCTAAACGAGCTTTGGCTTTAGCTCTTCTAGCGGCTTTACTGTTCTTGACTCGTTCTCTTACGTTATTAGCTCTGTTTCTTATACCTTCCTTAACTGAACCAGCTGCTCCGCTGAGTTTATCACTGACTGCTCCACCGAGAGCTTGTCCGCCGAATATTGCGCCTAGAGTGCTCCAGAATCCACCACCTTCGCTATCACCGGCTGAGTTATTCTCATCGGCTGCTTCAGCAGCAGCTCCTGCTGCACCGTTAGGCTCTCCATCTTCGGCCATCTTCTTTTTATCTTCTTCTTGCTTCTTCTTATTTGCTTCTCTTCTCTCTTTTACTTCTTTCTTATGCTCTTCTCTACGTTTCTTATAGTCGTAATACGACCCGTCTCTTAGGCCATTGCCATCATTGTCGCCGTTAACTTTTCCAGCCGGTAACCGTTCATAGAGTAATCCATAAATGTCTAACAATCTATCGCCAACTATTTCAGATAGATCTTTTCTGGATATGCCTATACCAGTAAATGCAGTGACTACTGATGTAAACGCTGAGGTGATGAAATTGCCTACGGCAGTTCCACCTTCACCTAGCAGTTTCAAACCGCCACTAAAGAGATCTACAGCTTTCCCAGCTGCAGTTTTAAGTAAACGCCCAGCGCCTTTTGCAAGTTTGATAGCACTCCTGCTTATCGCACCAAGTACTTTCATAGACGCGACGCCTACTTTACCAATTACTGAGGCTCCTCTAAATCTGGTTAACCTATTACCATCTACGTCATACACGCCCGCTTCGAGATCGTCACTATCGATGATGACCTTGTAACCCGAGTCAGTATTTTCGTAGATCTCGTGTTCTATTAAGTATGCTGATGTAAGCGGCACCCATTTGCCGTTCTTCTTGTAAACATATTTTCTAGTTGATTTGTTATTCTCTAAGTCTTTACCAGCTATTACTCTCTTAAGATCTTTTGTGTTCTTATCAATAATGTAAACATCTATAAACGGATCTTTCTTTTCCCATAAAAACCTACTGTGTTCCTTAAGGAATTTTCCAGCATCAGCTATTTTACCAGGAATATTGAACGTAATGTTACTAATTATAGTGCCAGCTCTACGAGCTTTAGCAGCGAATCTGGACAAAAATGTAGACTTGATAGGCGTACCGTCAGCAAATATAAGTCCATCTCCTTCAGCGATATCTTCTGTAGAGATAACCATATTGCCGACAGCTTCTTTATCTTTATCCCAGAGATAGCAAGGGCCTTTGATATCGTAAACTGTAGGTACTTTGTTTCCTTTGACGTCTACTACTAAGCCGTCACGGAATGCTTCACCAGATACCAACGGTTTAGACTTATCTTTTTGACGAGAACTATAAACGTCGTCATAAGCTCTTGATAAACCAGAGTATGTCTGTGAAACTCCGCCGGTTACTTTGTCGGTTACAGTAGTCGCAAGATTTTTAAGTTTCTCTATCGGTTTAATTTCTTTGATATAGTCTCTGACGCTATCGATGATATCGCCACCGATCTTCAGAGCGCTGTGCCCTGCACCGCCGAGCTTAGAACCTAGCCAACTAAGTTTCTCTCCATTTTTATCTAGTAATTCTTTTCCGGTAGCAGCTGTGTAGACAGCACTCATGCCTAGTTTGACAGCTTCAGACAATCCGAGAGCGGTTGCTTTAACGGCGGCTACGACAGGATCGATGAAGATAGTCTTAAATTTCTCAGGCAATACATCGTCAAGTGATATCTTGTCAATGATTACCTTTCTATCTTTAACACTATCTTTAATTACACTAACATTCTTAGATATAGTTTCTAGTAATCCAGTTACTCTACCGCCATATTTAGAATCAGAGTGGTTGTTAACAGTAGTGTTGACTGCCGACGATCTTGACTCGTTAATGTTTGTTGTATTGTAGTATTTTTCAAGCTGCTTAGAAAAAGTATCGACAAATGTCCGATTATTTTCTTTAAGAATATTAGAGACGATTGATTGAACGTTAGCTGAATCGAAAGCACTTTCCTGCCTAGCTCTATTGTTTTTGTCAGTAGCCGATTTTTTATGCGCAACAGTATCAATTAGTCTGCTGATGCCGCTTTGGATATCGAGCAGAGTACGGTTTCTAGTCTGAGCAAGACGTACAAGATTACTAACCAGTTTACGGTTATCGTAAGTCGTTATACGAGCATTTATAGTACCGCCTGCAGAAGAATTAGGCTCAGCTGTATTAGGGCTAAATGTAACCCCATCTGAAGACGATTCTTGTGCATTAGTATTTTTCGGTTTGGAATCTATGGAAGTATCTAGCGAAGATTGAGCTTTGCGTATAAGATCGATAGATTCTTGGCTTGCACCTGCTTCGAAATCAGCGTGAACAGCATCGGCTGCAGCCTGATCGTTGCCAGAAGCTTTAGCGTTGAGCTCTTTTGCATAAGCTTCGCTGACTTTAATTGAATCTAATTCATCGGGGTGGGCTTGGAAATATCTAAGCCATTTTCTTGCTGTGTTTGGTAATTGATTTAAGAAACCGATAAACGATACGTTGTCATCGAATTTCTCAAGCAGTTTTTTCTTATTTTTTACAGACGCTAGCCATTTAAGAATATCTACGTCTCTGATATTCTTTTTATCACGCATAACTCCGTTTTCTTTATCTTCAAGGAATACGCTGATATCGCCGAGCGAATCGTCAATACTTGAGAGAATACGGAGAAGGCTTTGACCTCCGAGGTTAATTATCTTATCGTTTGCTTTGTTAGCTAAGCTTTTAATCTTATCAAAACTACCGTCTGTTAGAGCAATGACCCAGTTGAAAAGAGGGTTTCTGTACATTGCCACTAGCTTAGGTCTAAATTTAGGATCTTTAATAGCGTCTATTAGAGTTTTGCCTGGATGCTTTTCTAGGTAGTTATCAATGACCGTTTTGAAATTATTGTTTTCGTAATATGCGGTTTCTAGATCACGATCAAGTTTTTCTTGCTTTTTTAGAGTTTTCTCACGATCGTTAGATTTTTGTAATTCTTTAAGGCGGGCTCCTTCGGAAGCTAGATCTTCTTTAGTAGCGCGTAGATCTTTGATATCACGTGATCCACCGTAATTACGTTCCACCAAACGTAAAGCTTGGTTACGTTCAATATCCCAGCTTCCATAGGCGTTACGGTGTATGATACCCATTTTCTCTAATTGAGAAGCATTACCGTTTTTGATCTCGCCATAAATAACTTCTTCCAGACGGGAATTTGCTTCAGATCTATACTTCCAGATCTGTATCCACATTAAGTCAGCTGTTTTAGTGTTGAGTACATGTTCATACGGAGTACTATTGTCGTCATCAGGCCCTTTAGGTTTTTCTAGAACACGAATAAACCACTTTACAACAGGTAATACGTTTTCGGCAGCGATACTGGTAAATGCAGCCTGGAAGAGATCATTTTTCTGGAAATCATTCTTTCCAGCTTCAATGCTACTACGAATATCCCAGAGATCGTTTAGAACATCTTGCATGAGTTCTTCACGCTCACTGTCGATATCGTAATCGCCAACAGCGATGCCAGTTAAAACTTTAGTGATATCATCTGCGTGTTTCTGAAGTTCTCCGTTAATTTCTTGATACAGTGCATCGTTTCCGTTATCGAAAACGGAATTGATCAGCTTCTGCGTATCAAGAACTTTAACTTTCTTTTCGTACATCATCTGGCTGTCGCCGCCAGATATATCTCTGATCAGCTGTTGTCTATAATCTACTCCGGCAACTAGTTTGCCTTGTTTATAATCCCATTCAAGCTCTGTTGCATTTTTGTCACCAGTTGCCAGCATCTCGAGATACTTAGTTTGCGTCTTGAGATACGACGGGATAATTTGTTCTATGGTTAGAGTGGTGCGATTGGTAAGTTTACCACCTTGATCTAGCGTATCGTAATCTACATTGTTAGTAACGGTATTCTGTTTATCAAGTATGCCTTCGGTCATGGTGCCGATGGTGCGCTGTAAATCTGGCGGTAAATTTTTGAGTAAGCCGCCTCTTGACATATAGTGCAGTACAAACGGCAAAGTGTTGCCACCCAGTTGGGTAGCATTTTCTATCATAAGCCGGGTTCTTTCATCTAGCCCGCCACTTACGCGTTCTATTAAACGTTTACCGAATTGTTTAGATGCTTTCTTGATACCCCAACCAGTTAGCATTCTTGGTATAGACCACCAGTTGAATTCCTGAGGTTTACCTTCGAAATCATTCTGCATTTCGAGGGCATCGCTCATCATATCCATCATCTGCTGGCCCATGCCCAGTTTATCTAGGAAAGGCTCAATATAATTTTCTTTTATGTTACCGGCCATTTTACCAAAGTAACCCGTGAGTTTTCCACCCATGGTACCCAGTAGGCCTTCTTTTATTTTTTTACTTATCAGTTCTGATGTAGTAATTTTGTCAGCTTCAGGAAGCGCTGTGTTCTTTACAATAGCGTCTAATCTTTCCTGAAGCATCTTGGCAGTTAGCTTAAATGATTCTAGTGTATCTTCTGTGGCATACAGCTGCTTATATTTTAATTCCAGATCTTTCTTAAGATAAGCAGTGAATGTTCCTCTGATGAATGCTGTTTGGTAAGTAGCCTGATTACGAATGATGCTGAGTATACCAGCAGTTTCTCTATGATGTATCTGACCTATACGTCTATCGAAGGTTTTCTCTAATACAGCTTGCTTTTTATCCTCGATACGTTGTTCCTGTTCTGCGCCAAAGATGCTAGCTAACGCATTAGACTGGCTCTCATCGCGTATCTGATCTTTACTTTTTTCTTCGTAACCGCCTTCGTCAGGGTTATGAATTTTATCTATTAGAGAAACAATTTTCTTATCAAGATGAAAAGGCAGTCTTCCTTCAAGGCTAGTTGCTAATTTTCTAGCACTGCGCATGGTAGCGTTGTACGCAGGAACAATTTTGTCAATAGATTCACTGCGAAGTGTATCCATTTCAGATATAAGATCTTTGCCACCTTCGTAGAGGCTAGATACACTTGGCATACTCTTGTCGAGCTGTTCTCTTATACCGCTACTTGCGCCATCGTAGGCATTTGTACTAACGTTATCAAGATCTAGGCCGATATTGTGCAATCCTTGGGATATAGGATTTCTGTTTTTCTTGGAGACTTCCGGATTGTCTTCATAACCGAAGTCGCCACCCATGTCAAGATCTAACGCAGAGTCTAAGTTCTCATCATCAAAATCTTTATTTGCGTCTCTAGTGCTAGGATCTTTATCCTTACTGTCAAACCAACTCATAATGGAATACCCTCCTACTTGTTACTGCCGGTACTTACATCGAATGATGCGAATAAGAAATGGCACACTGTGTTCAACGCAATTTCAGTAGTTTTGAATATGAGATCTACTGTTTCTTTGTCAGCGAAATTAACGTTGTATCGTTGCCATTGGTGAAGTATACTGTCGTCGCAACAGTATGGCGCATATATCTGCGCTAGACTCATTGACATATCTTGGAATAGAGGCTTGTAGATACGGCCTTTTGGATCAAGTTCATAACTGATGTCATCTAAAAATAGTACATCAGTTGTTTTCCACTCATTCTCTGATATTTCTCTGGGATCTTTCCGAATAAAATCGATAGTCGCAATATTCTCTACTTGACTAAGTAGTATATTACGATAAGCCTCCATCAATCTATTCGTTTGGAGAGGAAAGATATTTACCGTTACATGAATTTTTTCAGTAGCTTTAACGCGGTTATTATTCATGCGAAGAATACGCAATATAGCAGGAAGTGATCCTGACAACGATGTATCCGGACTACGGTTGAACAGATCTTCACCGTATTTAGGATCAGTATACATTTGCTTATAATCTTTTTCTTTGTATTTGAGTTTAGGAAAGGCAAATGTAAAACTGCGATTGGGCTTGAGCATGTATTGTTTTAGATTGGCAATTACATAAGGAAGTGCTTCCTTATCAGTAGCTAGTATAAGTCCAAGTCTGGTATCTTTAAGTAAAGGTAAATCTATATATACTTTCTGAACAGCATGGAATTTACTGTACATGATAGCTTCGTTAACTTTGTTGATGAGATCATCGTGTTTAGCAACAAAATCAGAAAATGCGCTCATGATAATTACCTAATCTAAATTTGTTAAAAGCTTATAAATTGTGCGTCATCGAATGGCGCATGGTGTATTATTTATATATGATATAAATCATTAAACTTAAATGGGAGATGCTTATGGCTAAGTTAGCACCGTTTAACATAACCATGATAGATCCAGACGAATACGTTCAGCGTAAGCAGTGTTTGCCCGTATCATCTAACGCAATGTATGAGTCGTCTACCGAAAGATTCCATCCAGATGGACTGTATTCTGAAGTTATATTTGGCCAGTTAGGATCAAGAGAAAGATTGATACGTCGTGGATTTATGTATCTTAGGACTACTCTTGTTTCGCCACATCTTTACCGGCAGATCATGACTCTCAAAGGGTTTTATAAAGATATTGCTGCTGGTAAGCAGTATGCTTACTTTGACCCTAAGTTAAAAGACTTCGTAAGAACGTCCAGAGATGATCCTGATTCAGATACAGGATACCAATTCTTTGTATCTAAATTAGATAAGATAGAGTTTCAAAAAACTAATTCAGCGCAGCGTAATGATAAAATTACCTTAATCAAAAAATATAAGGATCGTTTATTCATTACTAAATTTATTATTCTTCCAGCAGCTCTTCGTGACGTTAGAATAAACAACGGCAGACCTGAATCAGAAAAAATTAACAAGTTATATCTTAATCTGTTAGCTCTTACTAAATCATTACCTGATTCTGGAGCAGATGATCCTATTTTTGATCCTATTCGGTTTCAGATGCAGAATAAGCTTCAAGAGATTTACGAATACATTCGTAACATGATAGATGAGAAGCATGGTTTCGCTCAGGGAAGATATGCTGCGAGAGACATTGTTTACGGATCGCGTAACGTTATAACCTCACCGTTGGTAACTGAAACTAAATCTCCTACAGCACCTGACGTGTTTAGTATAGACGAGGCTCTTATTCCTTTGTTTGAAGGATTAAAGGCATTAGTTCCAGTAATAGTTAATGTGATGACCACTAAGCTTTTAGCTACTGTATTTAGTGGTGATCAGTCTCGTACAATTCCTCTTATAAATGCTAAGACGCTTAGACAAGAATATGTTGAGGTTGACGATAAAACCATTGAGAGATTTACTACGCCAGATGGAATAAACGATATCATTAATGATTTCCGTGATAATTCCATGCATTTTAAGCCGGTTACACTTAAACCAGCTAAGGCAGCTTTGGCTGATGGATATGCCGCTGATGAGTATTATCTCTTTATGATTTATGACGACGGTGATACTGTTTATCAGTTTAGAGACTTGGAAGAATTTAAGCAGGCTTACGCTAGAACAGATAGATATCGCGATGATAACCCGTATACACATGTGCTCGATAATTATCCGCCGGAAAATTATATAATTGAGGGTACTGGCGCTTTAAGAGCTCACGGCATGGACATCGATCCTCAGGATCTCGATGTTATCATGAAGCCTGATATGTATCAGCATTTTCTTGAAGTAGCTAAAGCACAAAATGTTACTCCTGATGAATTTGGCGATTATGAAATTCATGTAGATAATGTAGAAATTCACATGAAGAATAATTGTTATCAAATCAAGACTGATGCTGACTGGGAGAAACTTAAGAGCGAACAAGGTATACAGATAGGGCAGCATTATTATATTAAGCCTGAAGTCATGTCAGCCAGATATAAAGCTATAGAAGCTAAAGGCGGTAGACTCAAGGATAAAAGAAAACTAGAGTTTTATAAGTCTATTATCTTTGATGAGTCTAAAGTTAGACCTATGACTTATATTGAGCTGATGTATATAGCTTGCTCGTCAGCGATTAAGGGTAAACACTTCACTGTAACAAGATATCCTGTATTGAATATGTACAACATTTATCCAGTTAAGGGGCATCTCATATCAACTGAGCCAAGTAGAGTAGTGAAATATGTATTTGCTCTTAGACCTGAATTGAGTGTAACTTTAAGTTCGTATCCAATTATGGGAGCGGTATCTAAACAATCGTTGTCAGTTCATCCTGCTACGTTGGGCCATTTGGATGCCGACCACGATGGCGATACCATGAGTTTACTTCCTATCTTGTCTGAAGATGCCAATAAAGAAGTGGCTGATTTCATGCAGTCAACTGCTTCTATACTGGATGAGAGTGGTAACTTAATTTGGGGATTGACAGCAGGTGGCCAGAGTGTGGTTGTTCCAGTAACTCTGTTCTTCTGTACTTATAGACCTATAGAACAAAAATAAAAAAAGAAGCAGCCAGTTTCCCAACTGCCTCTTTGCTTATTACTACTGATACTGGCTGCCTTGGACTTTTAGTCCTTGGCAGTCAGCATCATGTAATATTTAGATGGGGCCTCGTAGGCCCACTGTAAAAGGGAGGAGGCAAGCTCCTCCCAAAACCCCGAGAGGCCTTCCGCTCCCTTGGCTGCCTGGAAGGCAGCGCATACAGCGCTGTCCTCCAGTACCCTGCAGTACATCCAGGCGGATGTCCTGGAACGATAAACGGAGTCAATCCGCTTATTGTTCTTGACGTCCTCCTTGTACTGTAGGAAGACCCTGCGGCCTACGTTAGTGGCAGTAACTGCCACAACAGCTTTGAGCGTTAAAAGTTTTTCATTATTCATAATAAATTTCTCCTAATAAATTTATGTTACTAGATTAAATCTAGCTCCATTTAAGTAATATATAACTGTTTTTTTTTGAATAGCTTTGCCGATAGAACAAAAATAAAAAAAAAAGAAAGGCCGCGATGTTGCTACGGCCTCTCCCGTTTTATCTCTCTACTGCCTGCAGTGCTGCAAGGCAGATATCGAGATCGCAAGATGAAAATCTCATGCGCAGCCGATAAGCTGCGTCACGGATTTTTTCGTCATTTATTTTTCCAGCTTCGCAGAGGCGATAGACTGCCTCCGCGATATTCTTTATCCTGCGGGCAACAGCGTCGCGCCGTGCCGTTGTTTCGGGGTTGAATGCCCCGTTTTCAATGGAGAATGCCGACATAAGCACCTCTTAGGTTTGAAATAAATGAGTCTCAGATAGAGTTCTTGATGTCTCATATCTTCTCATTCACCCCGATGATATATATATATATGCATTTGGCCTACAGAAGATTTAGTGATCTGAATATTGAATGGTTGATATGGAGCTTATATGAAAATACATATTAAATTTTCTAAAGATAACGATACTGATGAAAATGCTATTAGTTATTTTGAAATGATGACCGCAACAAAAGCTGGTACTTTAGGACTATTGCCAGTTGATGAAATTGTGGTAGATGCTAGCTCAGTACCAGTATCTTTTTATAAAGAGTGGTTTTGTTATAAAGTCAATAAGTATTCTAAACCCACTCTTCAGTTTAGTCCTAAACTCTATGCTAAATTTAATAAGAAACAAAAATCTTAAGCCATTTCTCAAATGGGTTGGTGGTAAAAGCCAGCTTTTGAATAAGCTTTTACTGTTAGTTCCTCAAGAGTATAACACTTATTACGAGCCGTTCGTTGGCGGCGGAGCTATGCTGTTAGCTCTCCAACCTAAACAAGCCGTTATAGGAGATATGAATTCGCAGCTTATCAATGCTTATTTACAGATAAGAGATAGGCCAGCTGATGTAATTGATTATATTCAGAAATTTGACTCTGAACCTTGTACTAAGGAGATCTTCTGTAGTAGAAGAGAACAGTTTAACGATAAAATTAGAGAAGATAAGCTTGATGTCGAGTCAGCTGCTTTAATGGTTTGGATAAATAAGCATTGCTTTAATGGGTTGTATAGAGTTAATTCCCTAGGTATATTCAATGTGCCCTGGAATAATAAAACAACAGGTTCGTCTATTTCGATAGAGAATCTTAAAGCGGTTTCTGATTATTTTAGTAAGAATAGAGTTACGATAAGAAATAGTGATTTTGAAGTAACCTGTCGTGATATTAAAAAAGGTGATTTTGTTTATTTCGATTCGCCTTATGTACCAGTAAGCCAGACATCTAATTTTACTTCATATCAGTCTAAAGGTTTCACTGAATTCGATCATAAACGTTTAGCTGGGTTTGTTAAAGAATTAGATAAAGCTGGTGTTAAGTTTATGTTAAGCAACAATAACGTTCCAACTGTTAAAGAACTGTATAAAGATTTTCGTATCATTGAAACTAATGTATCGAGATCTATTAACTGTATTGGTAATAAACGTACCGGTGCTGAGGTAATTATACTGAATTATTAAAATTTAAGCAGTGTGCACTACTGGGCTACAGCCCAGTAGTGCATTTGCTATATACTAGAATCTTTTTTATTACGTTTAACGAACTCGTCAGCCTTAAGTTTGGTATCGAGATACTTTTTATCTTTGTTATTGAGATCTTTGTACCAGCGTGAATAGCTGATACGTTCATCAGCCAGCTCAAAATCCAGTTTACCCAGGCATTGAGCTATTTCGCTACGGTTCTTGAGAGCACGCATATAGTTATCCTCACTTATCTGATGTACTTGACAGCAAGCAGCATGATGTAAATGATGAAAGCTACACGTAAAGCTGATAACGTAGTTTCACGGCGTGATGCCTGTAACTCAAGTACAAGATTACCCACGGATGATTTGACAGTAATTATACCTGAATCAGAAACACGAGACGATGAGTATACATCTTTGGTTGTTTTTAACACAGCAACTGGCATCTTGATGTTAGTTCCTGTATTACGGCAGTAACGATAAGTTTGCTGAATAATTTGTTGAATGAGAACGTGCCCACCTACGTACAATTCTTCATCGCCAATAACGCTTACTTTATCGTCATCTTTAGTCTTGGCTAGTTTGACACAGTATTCGGAAAACGCTAGCATCATCTGACGTATCTGATCAGGACGTAATGCGGTAAATAACCCAGCTGTTAAGCGTATAGCTTTGTCATCCAGTAATCTTGATACAGACATAGTGTCCTGATATACTGAAGAAATGGCTATATCTAGTCCGGATTCATTTACTAGCATAACCTTTGTACCATCTTCTTTATCTGTACCTGTGCTACCGTAGCTTCCGATGATATCTCCCGATTCTTTTATGCGCATGAACTCTTCAGTATAAAGATTTATCTGAGATCTCATACGAGACTGTAAGTCGGTGATAATGTAAAGGAAAGCTTTATCATCAGTTCCGGTCATTAGTGCTTTGTAGTGCACCGATTGAGGAGAAAGAAAGTCGGCAGCACGGGCATCTATGACAGCTTTCCACGTTCCATAACGTTTGATATCGAATTTGTCAGATAGCGATTCAAACGTAGTACGCATAGCTTCTTCATTAGGTTTATACCTGAAACGATAATTAACTATAGAAGTAAAGAATCGATACTGTAGGAAACGTAAAACTGCTAACGATGCATCCTGCTTTAATTTATCAGGCAGATCACTGACAAGTATTAGATGGGTTACCCAGACACAAAGAATATTAAAAGGATCCGAAGCTATTTTGAAGTTAGGATCAATAGCCGGTATATCATTTATGATACGTTTCATCTCTATCTGAGAGAAACCAGCTACAGTTAAATCTTTAGAGAATACTGAAATATACGGTACCAAATTATCAATTAAGCTTTTAACAGCTATACCGAAAATGTTTTTACCGGAAATTTTACGTTGAATGATACCAGCGACTTCGTGATCACCAACATCAAACAGATCAAAAAATCCAGCACGATCAGCTTCTCTGAATATACAGGAATATATACCTAAATAGGGACTAGCGAAGGCATTGATGTTAGTTCCATAAGTTTCATAACTCAGCACGTAACGTATAATGTTTTTAGCTAAATCTGGTGTGATAGTAATATGTAGTCGTGCTGATAAGGTATCTTTAATAGTGTTAGCCATTTCAGCTCCTTAAATATCTTCCAACGAATGTTCGTAATTTTGCTTCAGCAGTAGATGTAGTATTCATTTCATTTTCCTGATAGTTGATCTGAGTTATAGCTAATGGCTGTACTGCTATAACTTTATCATCTAGCATAGGCGTAAGTTCGTTAAGCTCACGTTCATAGGACTGTCTTAATGGTAGCACTGGGTTAGTAGCTAATTGCCCTTTAAGCTCATTGACTCTGCGTCGAATAGCTAGCTGAATATCTCTTGACCTTGCATCGATTTGGACACCGGTAGAAGAGATATTACTTAGCACTTCGCTGCTTTCTATACCGTAAAGATATAGATTCTTACCAAAGAAAATTAAATACACAGCTAGTAGATAAGAGATGACCTGGTCATCGTGTTTACCGTTACTGTGATCTATACGTCCACCGCGAGTTGTTAGGTTAACAAATTCTGTGACAAGTGTTCTATCGTATACTCTAGATGCTGTAATTTCCAGAGCTTTGAACATAACTTGTTTATACAGAAGATTACGAGAAGTACCAGAAGCTACACCACCAGTTCTGTAACCGAATACGCCACGAATGTTAGCTGGTATTTCAGTGTAGTTATAAATGTTAATGTCTTTATATTTGTCTTCAGTACGGTTTTGAATCACATCGTTATAGATGCGAGCGAATGGATTGATACTACGTTTTTGTAGTTCTTCGATAACGAAATCAGTAATAGCTATACCGGTATTTTGCCGTTCAGGTATAAACACTATGCCAGTATATTTAAGTAAAAAGTTTACAATGAATCTAGCTATAGCCATAGTGTTGCTGTTGTTACAGCGGAATGTAGCTACAACTGATAGATCTTTTACAGAAACAACTGTAAAAGTAGTAAAGTCTTTACCAATGTTTTCCGAACTATCTGAACCCATTACCATTTTAGCTGATAGTATTTCAGAAGAGTTGATTTTCTCTTTAGGGATATACCAGCGTATTATGAAATCGTCTACTATTTCGCAGTATTCTGGTTCACGTTTAGAAGCTATGAGTTTGTTACGAATTTCTTCTGGAAGAATAGCGTTATCTGAAGAAGTCTGCCAGATATTAAGGAAATCACGATTGATATCATCTTGAGATGCACCTGAACGAGATGCATTTTCTCTGAACCATTCGTCAGTTTTACCAAGCTGACGATAGGAGAATTCTAGATAAAGCATAGGCGCAGTTCTACTAGATGATTTACGTATCGTAGAAATAAGCTCGTTTCTATCCTTGAGATCGTAAAGCGCTTCAGTGAAAGGAAGAGCTGATCTTAGGAGGTTAAGGGCATATGCACCTTGTTTGGTTTCAGGGTTACCTGCAGTTGTAGTAAAGATAATAGGAGAGGGTAGTCCAGCTTTACGAGCGTTTTGTGAAGCTGCCAACATAGCGTTGACAGCTGTGGGTACGACTATCCAGTTATAGTTCATGAATGCTATTTCGTCAAAGTGTACTACAGCCATTGTACAACCCGAATATGTTGCGGTGTAATCGTTTCCATTACACCTCTCTATGTCGCCATAGAAGTTCAGACTATATCACCAGCTCGCAAGTTATAGGTGCGAGTTGCTCACCATTTCGAGCTCACTTGAGCTCTACGCTACTCATTCCCGTCGGAACCACTTTCCGACTTGTTTTCGCTAGTCGTTAGGCTTTCTATATCACGCATTTTGCGTAAATAGTTAGCACGGTAGGTTATCTCAGAGAGACTTTCCCCGTTTAAGTGAGTTTTATTGTACTAGATCACTCTAGTAGGACGCAGTTATGGCAGTTTACGTCCCAGCTTGTAAGCACCCACCTCATCATTGGCGGATGTAAACGTTTTATACGAGTTGTGTAGAGCTGCGTAGAATAAACCTTCCTTACGTTCACCGTCAGAAGTTGAACGCGTTATCATCCATTTGGGCAGACCATCACGAAGAGCTTTAAGACGTGCAACGTTATCTTGTACCAGCGCTGAGTCCTTAGTGAACATGCCGATATCGAGATAAGAGAATGCTACGTACATGGCGTGATCTATGATGCACTGCATACCGATAGTTTTACCAGTCTGACGTGGCTGTACCAAACCAATATCCACATCGTTCATGAACGCCCAGGTTAAAGCTAAATTGCCACGGTTAAGTTCGAAAGGAGTTCCATTTTCTTGTCCAATGACAGGAACACGAACTACTTCTCTTAAGAAATACCAAATATTTATCTTGCATTCCTGAGAGATACGAAGCATTTGCTCAGTAGTTAAATTAGGAGATCTAGGATCTACTCCAAGTAAAGTGTGATCGTATAAACTCAGAAAAAAATAATAATTACGTATACCCATACGTTTAAGCACTAAGGCTATACGTAAGAACGATTGATTCTTAGTGTTATAATCTATGTAAGGGTGTTTCTCTGCTATATCTTTCATATAGAGTATAGTATTCATTTGTATACTCCTTAGACATTACGTTAACTATAGCATCCTTAGTAACCTAAAAATAAAAAAAAAATAACTCACCCGAAGGTGAGCTATCTCTGGCCAGTGTTTAAGCCCGCTGGCAGGCTTGAGATTTTTTAGTCCTTATCGTCGGACTCAATCTCCTTATTTTCCTCCTGTGCCAGGGCAATCCCAAGCACTAAGAAGATTACAAAGATTACGAATCCGATGAAAGTTCTATCTTTATTAGACATAATAAATACCTCAATAAAATAGGCCTGGCGTTATTGCCTAGCCTTTGTTCAGCTAGGTGATATATATATATGCTAAGTTGGCCTACACAAACAAAAAAGAAGATGCAGCTGTTAGGCCGCATCTTCCGCTGTTAATCAATCTACCGAGACCAGTTTAGTCCTCGTTATGAGGAAGCTGGTTTCTGTAATCGTTGACCTCACGCATCCGCTCTATGGCGGAGGATACTGCGACGGCCGCAACCGCCACAACGACCAGAGCAATCCCCTTGACGAGGAAAGCTCCTAAATTAAATCCAGCAGCTGCTGGTGCAGTCTGCTGGGCATTGTTCTGATTATTCTCTTCCATATATAGTCTCCTATATCTAGAGGTTACAACTCCTGCAACCTCATCAATCTGGTAATATATAAATGTAAATACGACGACCTTTCTTAAACAGTACTGTATAAGTATAATACTCGAAGAAATTCTATGACCAACGTGCACTAATACAAAGGTAACGCATTATGACCAAAGAAACCGTATATGGGTTTGTGCTGGATAGTGCCTCCAGACTTAAATCTAAGTTGGATACTCCAACTAATGCCGATCAGGGCATAGGAATTCTGGTTGGCGAATCGGCTAACTACCTAATCAACAAAGTACGCCTTGTTGATAATAGATCTTCGAGATATGTATTCTCTGATAATAAATACATTAACGGCCAGCTAGAAATAGTTTACGATAGTGATCGTGTAGCTTCTGCTTCGGTAGCTAATTTAACTAACAGTCAGCAGGCTGCAGTTTTCTCTATTCTCGAATGCATCTATCTTCAGGATACCAAATCTCAGGAACAGATTGAAACTATTCTTAGTGCTGACAGTGCTTACACTGGATATGTGGCTGGTTCTTATTTTACCAGTACTGAGTATACCACTGCCAAATTAACTGTATCTGATGGATCGACTAAATCTTACAAATTCGCTAATTGGGTAGAGTTTGAATTTCTTACTGATGAAGTAGATTTGGTATTCCATCTTTGGATATCCAATCAGGCTTTCAGTAAGCAGTATCCTTATGTTACTATAACTTCTGTTATAGCTCCGTACGATCTAAATGTCTTAACTGATCCAGCTACACTTATTCAGCAAGGTGTGCTAAGTATTCTTCAAAATAGTCCTACTTATGTGTTCAGTAAGGCTAATATCGAAACTATGCTTAGAGATCAGAATGGTATCTATACTTTCAATACTACTTATTGCGTAGATACCAGAACTAGTGTAACTATTCCTTTCGCATTAGCTTATTGTGGAGCTAAAACGCCTAGTTCACTGGATTGCCGTGCTGCTATTCGAAACTATTTAGAGAGCAACACTACTTTATCTCCAGATGATCTTAAAATTCTATTTCCCGATGTCTATGTCAACTGCAGATTCTATATAGTCCCTCTGTATGATAAGTATATCTCTAGAGCAGGGAAAGACTATTATCCTAGTGTCTGGAATATAGGTAAGCTTCAGAGTGTAGCTACCAAGGTTTATAGCGATTATACTGACGAGTTTAGAACAAATTACTTAGAAGCATTAACCAATGCCCAAAGTAAAATGCTTCTTTTAGTATTGCCAGATCCTAATAATACAGATCTCTTTTCAGTGCGAGTAGCTCATCCTACCTATCAGGACTATAGTTCTCAGGAACCTGGTTTTAAGTATATGGATGGTACTACTCAAGAGTTTTCTATTAAACTTAATGAGGCTATGGCTATAGTAAATGGAGTCGCTGCTACAGGTCGTTACCAGCAGACTGAATCCGGAGGCAATACTTACTTGGTATTTGCTCAGGATACAGCTGAGTACCTGATCATGACCAGAGATTCCTATGAAAAGATAGTTAATAATACTTAAGAGGTAAAATTATAAATGCCTAGCATAATTGTACCTAATCCTGGAGCTATATATAATTTTGTCTTTATCGATGGCTATGAAAAATTTAACGGTATTTACAAAGTAGCTAAGATAATGACTTACTCTGAGTATATCTCCGATGGCGGTAACCTGATGGACAACTGGTTTACGCCTAATGAAAAGACACAAGCTGATATGGAAGAAGTTCTGGCTGAGGTCAGAGAAGCTAAAATGTTAAAGCTAGTGCAGCCTGGCTCTGATAGCGTCGAAGTAACAATGTTTGTTTCGATGTATTTTGTAGCTGAAACTCCAGACTTCAATGTTTCCAGGTATTATCAGTTCGGTATGATCTCTACCATCGGTCTAACTAAAGATCCTACGCTGCTCAACTTCATGAAACATACTTTTACTGAGATAGTAGAAGCTACATATGGAATTACTCCAGATATAAACTTTGTTACTATCAAAGAACAGTGGCTGACTGATGAGCAGTATAAGAACGTGTTAGCCGAAAGGGATAAATCAAAACTTAAAGTTCTGAATTATTATTCAGAGAATCTTAGGCTGCAGAAACAGTTATCTCAGGCTAATACAGCTATTAAGGAATATGAGAAACTTATAGCGAATTTGCAGTCTCAGGTATCTCAACTATCACAACAGTCGCAATCCAGTGGGGGTTAGTAAATGAGTAATTTAACTATGGACCTAACCGGTTCATTATCTAACTACGCTGAAAGTAATAAAATTTATCGTATCTTTAAGTATGGACAGATAGTAGATTTCGATGCCACCGTTTTCGCAGATAGTATACATGTATATGTTATCTCTGGCGGTGTATCCGATCAAGAGTTGGTGTATGATACTGATTATACGGTAACCGATGAGCTGGTAGCTACCTGTGACAATGATACGTCAGGAGCTAAGCTTATCGATCCCAGCTTCAATAAAACACTCTGTTCCGGTATAAAGATGCTGAAAGGTGTAACCGTTGGTACTACGTACACTATATCTGTATCGTATCAGCGGTTATATCCCAATCAGATAAAAACAGCTTACTTTCACAACGAGCCGTTAAATGTTACACCTGAGTTAATGCTTGATGTAATTAAATCTATTGAGCAGCTCAAGATATTGAACAACGATGTTACTGACATTATGTCTGTAGATTCATCAGAGAGTATTCTTTTTGAATTAGATGAATCTTGTACTAATGATAATAATATCGTAACTGATGAAGCACACGTTATTGATGTGCCGAACAAAAAATATGTTATCTATCCCAAAGGTGGCAGTTTCTATTATGACAGTGTAACAGTTAAGCATCCTGATTCTAATACTACATTAGTTTTAGGTACTGATTACTTCATTGCTGGCATGAGCGAAGCTAAAACCAAAGCCAGTTCGTATACATCTCCGGTATATAACTTTATTCTGATAGCTGCACCTATTACCGGTACGGTAACTGTATCTTATCACGCTTATGGTGGTGATGTAACAGTTGACAACTATCGTGAGATGCTTAAACAAACTTATAACGTTATTAACTATCTCAATGAGGCTAAGACAGTTACTGAGGATACTCTTGGCACTACTGAGGTTATGAGTTCTCTGTTTAGGCGTATCGAGACATTGGAGAGCAACATGAGAAGATTACAGGGAGTTCCTTCGTACGGAGATGTCAGTAATGGTAAATGTACTCGTATGAAGATTTACTCTGCTAAGAGTGGACTTCACTGGTACACTATTGCCAGTTTATATAACGTAGATGGCACGGGTACATCACCTTGTACAGCTGATACGTTTACATTTAGATTACAGACTGATTTAAGTCATATTCAGTTTACTGCTGCTGTATCAGTAGATCTAAACAACAGTGAAAATGATAGAGTAAATATTAATGTAGTTTCAGAGAACTATCCTCGCGGATATGTTCCATTTGTAGATTACGGTAAAGTAGATTTAGCTATCCAGCCTCAACTTCGTGTAGTTTGGGATGAAGATGGCGATGCTACTGGAGCATATCTTCAGTTAGGATTTGAGCTAAAGAACATGGTGGAAGAGACTCTTGCTATTGAGGATATCTCCGGTAATGAGAGCTGCTGGAAACTGGTAGATGAAGTTAAGACTGTAACTACTCCGCAGGATAGTGAATTCTTACTGCCTAATGGAACTTCTACCTGGAGTGATCTACTGGATGCTTCTAAGCAGGAATCGATGCTGGTACCGTTCCGTAAAGGGCATATTGCTTGGGCTGGTACTAAGGCACTCAACCGTCCGGTTGAAGGTTGGCAGTATTTTGAGATCAGCGATAACTTGCTGATAGATCAGAGCTGTAACATTAGAAAGTTTACTGGCATTAAACTGGATATTGAAGAAGTCAATGGTTTCCAATTCCCGGTTATTATTAGATTTAATCAGGGATCGGAAGTACTGAAAGGACACGCATCTTTCACGCATCAGGATAGGCCTGCTTATGTAAATGCTGAGGTTTATCGGGATAAGGATGATAAGATTGTAGTTAGACTGAACTACGATATCACTGCCGGTATTACTTCTAACGAACTTGATTTACGTGATGTAGTTATATTGTTAGATTAAACAAAAAATAAAAAAAAGAAGGAGCAGCTTATGCAGCTGCCCCTTCCGGCATAACTTAGCTAATTCAATCTTGCTTTACTTCTTTGACGAAGAAGCGTGATTGAATTTGGCCTCATTATAAAGCTCGGCCGCTTTATGAGTAATATACTCATCAATCTTGCGGCTAAGTTTTCCGGTTATTCCCGAATATTTATCGGGATCGCTGGAATTATTTACAGCTCTCCGAAGGTCTTTTGCTTCGCTGATGGCGAGCTGATTATTGTCAACTGCCATTCGAAGCTTAGACTCCAGATATTCCTTGGCATCCCAGGAGTTATAGTCACTCCCGATCATGTCAAGCAGCAGACCTGAAAGGTCTGCATCGTCTACAGCCTCCTTAGCAGCGTCAAACGCTGCGTCAAACGCTAGGTCTATTGCGTCAGACTCAGAGACATAATCCTCCTCGTCAGACTTTTCGTCGTTCTCATCAGCCTCAGAGAAGCTGTCGCGCTTCCCCTTGACCGACTCGTCATCCTCCTTGAGGAGGTAGTGCCATCCGAAGATGGCGGTGATAGTGGTATAAACCACAATCACAAACCGAACAATCTTATCAAGCTTATTCATAGAATCCTCCATAAATATTAGAAACGAATATTTGCTTGACCCTTGGCATACTAAGTTTACTCCTTTTCTGGTTGGCTCTCCGCTCTCTTTCCTCTTCATCTTTTGTACTGATTGTACTGTGATGTCCGCATTCAGATCTGTGCTGCACTCTCTGGTGCTTTCTCCGGATCTACAGAACATT